TCGGCCTCACGCTCGACGGCCTCAATCACGAATCGAGATCCGTCCCACCTGGCAACGGAGTCTGGAGGGATGGCTGGTGGAATGAATTCAATGGTGCCTGCCGGAAGCAGCCACACACCAGGCTCAAGCGGTGATTCATCTGCCGACGTCAGGCCTACGAAGTGGCCAGAAGCGTCGAGTTGTGAGACTTGTTTTTGCGTCATGTGCGACCTCAGTACTTGATGCAGACCAGATCGGCCATGTTGCGAGGCCTGGCCTCTGTGCCTCCGCTGGATGAGCTGGTGATGGTGTGAGAGCCGGATGGCGTGCCACCAACCCACTGGGTTGCACCGGCAACCGTGGCGCCTGTTCCGCTGTTGGTCACTCCGTGGGTGTGTGCAAGGTTTTGCGATGACTGCGCAGAGCCAAAAACACGCCCAGCATCCACGCCACGACCATCATCCCAGCCACGCAGAAATTCACCACGTCGATCTGGCAAGTTGAATGTTGTTGACCCATCGCCGGCGCCGTGGACAGTGCCAATGGCAGCGAACAGGGCTGCGTAAGTGGTACGCGATACAGCTGCACCGTTGGCCTTGAGCCATCCAGCAGGCGCCGTGTCGCGAGCAAAGAACGCCAGAAGGCCGGGCGGAGCAACCTCCTGAACCTGTCCAGCCTTGGATCCGGATGCAAGAGCGGGAACCTCGACACCACCACCAGCAGTCAGAAGGCCGACAACAGAAGCCGCACCGGTGACATCAAGCGTCGTCGCGACAGTGACCGGCCCCGTGAAATCAGCACCCGCCAGCTGAGCGTAACCAGCAGGAACAAACGTCGCAGCAAGCGCAGCAGAATCTGCAGCAGAGGCCGCCGATGCAGAGGCCTCAGACGCGCCCTGCTGAAGCTCCGTCACGAATTCGTCAGGCGTCAGGTCGGATGTGATCGTGACCTTGATTGATCGATCGACCTTTTCGGAAAGCTGTTGGATCTGGATCGTTGCCCTGTCAAGAGCAGCGTTGATCACGTCAGGATAGAACCCACCGCCGTTGGTCAGATCAACCGGCTGAAGGTCTCCAACCGTTGAGGTTATGACCAGTGAATCCCCGGTGGCAAGGGCGGTGTTTTTTGTCACCGTTCCGCCAGGGCTGGTATTCTGGTTTGCGTTCAGACTGACGGTGTAGTCGGTGGTCAGTTCAAGGGTGTACTCCGCCATATTGGCGTCAGCGCGGATTACCAGCACGTCGGCCGCCGAGAACACCTTGAAGGTGAATGGAAACGCAGTCGTTACGTCGTTCCCTGCAAAAGGGCCGGCCTTTCGGACCGTACTGGAAATGGTCATGATCGGAAACCCTCAGAAGATGCCGCAGGCTACCGGCCGCATGGGCTGGTATGTGCACCTTCAGGGGGGTGGCGGGCCAAGCAAAACAGCAGTCGCCGGGGCATCGCCTTCTGACCAGGCATTCCACCCGCGCCACGAACGGACCAGCTGCACCGTTGGGATTCCGAGTGCCGAGCCGAACAGACGGACCACGGACAGGCCCAGCGCTTCGTCTGCCTCACCCTGGACAACCTGCGTCCCGGCCTTGCCGATGTCGCCGATCACGCGGCCAACCGGCGGGCCGGTGTAGTCGAACCCAGCCGCAACACCGCTCAACTCCCGAAGACCAAGCATGGTCCCCAGCAGGTAGGTGGACTGCCATTCCAGCAGTTTCTTCGCCCACTCTTCGGGTTCGTCGTCACCGCCACCGCGCAGCAGCTCCAGCACGATGGCAGGGCCAAGCGCCGGAACGATCATCAGAAGCGCCATGTCGGACAGCCACCCGGCAACCGCCATCGGGCTCTTGAAGTCGGTCTTTGCCGTGGACTCGGCGGCCAGGTTGTACGTGACGTTGAAGTAGCTGTAGAACATCGACAGCATGGGGTGCTTGCGCTGCAGCTCGGCCATGTCTTTGGTCTGTCCACCACCCTGAGAGTCGAGCACCGCCTGATCGGCCTGAGCAATGGCCGTGGCTTCGTCCGCCCCCTGCTCCATGGCCTTCTCGTACTGCCCGATCCATGTCGGGATGTCGGCCACCTTCTGCATCTTCTGCATGAAAACGAACAGCGAGGCGTCGTAAATCTGGCGCGCGGTGGACTTTCCCTGGTTGATGCGCCCGTTGATCTCGTTCAGCTCCCGGTTGAATGTCTTGTCGCGCAGGCGCATGAAGTCTGAGCGTTCGTAGACCCATGCCGTTCCAGACTGGAACCGGGCCATGTCTCCAGCCCACCGAGCCATTCCGCGAAGGACGTGCTTCGGGCCGATGCGGACCATGGATTGGGTCAGGCCGAACGGCTGCAGGAAGGCGGTGGTCAGCGACCAGCCCATGGTCGAACGGGAGATGTTCGACCGCAGGTACAGCATGGCCTTGTCGATCTGGGTTTGAGGAACCACATCGGCCGTTGCGATTGCCGCGATGTTGTCCTTGATGGTGCGGATCACGGCCGGCCCGTAGAAGTCCCGGATCGCCTGGTTGATCTTGGAGTCGTCCACCACGCGGTTGGCGTCCACCAGCCATTCGTGCCAGGCCAGATCGTGGGTGACTTGCGTGACGTGCTGGGTGATCACGTCCAGGCTCTTTCTCACCGGGCGCTTGACCTGCTCGGCGCGCGCCTTGGTATGGCCCCGGCGGGTGGTCGCGCGGGTGAATGCTCCGCGCATCATGTCTTTGGCCACCTCGACCGCATCGTGTTTCTCGGCTCGGTCATCGCGGGCGGCGTCGTACTTCAGCGGGTAGTAGCCGCCGCGCATCTGCGCCACGGACCCGTCGGCCAGCACCATGTCGAACGGCTGCGCCAGCACCTTTTCTGGTTCTTTGCCCATCATGCGCTTCTCTTTGGCCGCCACGTCGGGCCAGTACGTGTCGATGTGCTCCCAGACCTGGTTCACGAACTGGGCTTCTACCGGGGTGAGCGTTCGCAGGATTGCCTTCACCTGTGCGTCGGTCCACTGGTCGCCGTCCATGATCCGCTGCCGGTTCGCCTCGTTGCCCCAGTTCAGTGCCACGGACAGGCGACCGCCGCGGGTCAGGCTGTTCTTGATCTCCGGGATCGACTTCAGGTCGCCATTGAGCCCGCCCTTGAGCGCCAGCACCGGCTTGAAAATCTCCGTCAGCGCCATGGTCGCTCGCTCGTTGGCGACGGCCTCCATCGTGGCGCGCTCGTTCATCGACCGGCCCAGAAGCTCCCACATCACACCGCCGTCTTTTCCACCGTCCATCTGGCGCAACAGGCTGGCCAACTTGCGGTGCCCGGCCTGCAGACCTTCCAGCCACGGCTTGACGCCGCGCTCGCCTTCAAGCTCCAGCGGTCGGGCCTCGCCGCCGTTTTCGATGATGGTTGCCGTGGCTTCGTCGGCGCGCTCGCGGAACTCCCGCGCGTCCTTGGCGGTCAGCAGCTTGCGCTTCAGTCGCCCCAGGTGCTCGATCTGCTTCACGGCCTCGACCACACCCCGGAATTCTTCGACCGTCAGGTCCTTGTAGGACGTGCGGAAGGCTTCGTTTTCCAGCCGCTCGGAGATTTCCGGCTCCATGCCGGCCTCGCGCTGCGCGGTGATCCACGCGGCCAGGCTCTGGCGCTTGTCGATGTCTTTCAGGCTGGCGGACTTCTTCAGGTCGAACCGCTCCAGCAGGGCGTCGATCTGGTCCACGTAGCCGAAGTCCAGCGACTTGCGGACCCCGGACTTCTCGAATTTGCGCAGGTAGCCCACGCCCCGGTCGATTTCCTCGCGGGCGTTGTGCGCCTCGCGCGTGGCGATGGTCTGAAGCAGTTGGTTGCGCTTCTCGGCTGCTGCCGTTCCCATGTCGCCAGCCTTCTGGGCGCGCATGGCGTTCTGGCCGGCCCGGCTGGCAGCATTGGCGTACTGGCTGGGCTTCACGTCTCGCACCTTCAGGCGGGCGATCACGTTGCGGGCGAAGGCGCGGGCGGCATCCGGGAGAATCTGCCGCATGATGGGCCTGCCTCGGCGGTCGGTCCCGGTCTGCTGCGTGGATTCCAGCGTGCGCGCCATGGCGTTGTATTCCGTGGCGATCATCCGCGCCCGTGCGGCGTTGTGGATCGCAGCGTCTGCCGCCTGCTCGATGGCCTCGGGCGTGGAGAGTTCGCCGTGGCGCTCGATCATCAGCTTGTCGGTCAGGGCTTCGATGGCCTCGGTTGGTTTCTCGGCTGCGATCAGCGCGCGCACCATTTCGTCTCCACTGGTGAAGTCGGATGCTTCGGCCACCGCGTCGGGGTGCATGCCCCCTTCCGTTCGGACCATCTTGAAGTCGCGCAGGCGCTGGGTTTCTTCGGTGGTGAAGCCCATGTCTTGCAGCGCGGCGGCATCCAGATTGCCGACTGCTGGACCACCATCGACTTCCTTGGCCGTCAGGAACTGCCACGCCTTGTACACCGGCTGGCTCATGACCTCGCGGCGCGCGTCAATGCGAGCCTCTGAGCGCAACACTGCGGCCTGCTTCTGCAGCCGCTTGAGTTCCCGGCCCCGGGCGTTGCGCAGCCACTGCATATCACGCAAGCCCTTTGCCTGAAGCTCGTCAATGGCGTCGGCCGTGGGCTGGTTGCCGTTCGCCTGGTAGGCGGCGAACTCTCCCACCGTCATGCCGGACTCTTCCAGCGTGGCGAACAGCGGCAGCATGGACCTACCCTGTTCGGCCAGCTTGATCTGCTCGCTGGTAGCCAGCATTCGGTCGAACACCTGGCGCACCGTGTCGTCCAGCTTGCCCGCCTCGGGGTTCTGGGCCAGGAACTGCTTCAGGCTCTTGTAGACCGACAGCATCCAGGCGCGAAATTTCTGGAAGTACGGGGCCAGCTCAAGGCTCGGTGCGGTGCCTTCAAACAGGTACTTCTCGAAGCTCTCGGCGGTGCGTTCGTGGGCAACCCGCTTCTGTTCGAAGTCCATCATGTACCACTGCGCCAGTTGCTCCTGCACCGTTCCGGTGATGCCGTGGAAGCTCATCAGGGCTGACACGTCGGCCACGATCTGGCGTTCGCCTTCGGTCAGGGCGGCGTCTTGCTGGGCCACCAGCTCGGCGGCCAGGGCGATGTCGTTCTCGAAGAAGAAATGGGCACCTTCGTGCAAAGCGCTGCTCAAATCTGCGCCCTTCAGCAGGGTGATGGTCAGCGACTCGGGGGAGAACGCGCCGCGCGCGCCTTGGTTGTACGCGCCGTCAGTATCCGGCGCGGATTCGTCATTCTGGATAACGCGGGTCAGAGGTGTTCCGGAAACGATCAGGATTGAAGTCCCGTTTTCGTCGTCCATTTCAACAGCTTGATATCCAAGTGCTTTCGCAACCATGCCGCGCCTGCGCTGAGCTTCCCACTTTGCAGCACCAATATCGCTTTCCTGCATGATCCGCAACAAGTCATCTTCATCGATGCGGTCGGCCTTTTCTTCAATTACGGCACTCCACGCTGTATCGAAGTCTTGTTCTTCAACCCATGGCATGACATTGCGAAGTGCTGCCGATGCCTTGTCATAGTCGATTTCATAGTCAAGGTCGTGCTGGGTAAGAACCTTGTCTTCAGCAACGTCCGCGAAATACTTTGCGCCTGTACCGTAGTTCCCCCATCGGCCACGCAGAGAAAACATCCCATCGAACACGCCGCCAGATGGAACCTCTTTGAAATATCCGCCTTTTACCGGGTCTGATCCTGCGTGGTATAGACGTGTGAAGCCATCTGCCGGTTGATTGGCTTCTTCTTGCTCTGCTGTGACGGCATTA